CCTCGTCACGGAAAATCGGAACTTATTTCCTATCTGGCTCCGGCTTGGTTTTTGGGTAAGCATCCAGCAAAGAAGGTTATCATGGCATCTCATACAGCTGACCTTGCAGTTAACTTTGGTCGTAGGGTCCGTAATCTCGTGGGCTCAGACCCTTATAAAGACATATTTCCCGATATCAGTCTACAAGCGGATAGTAAAAGCGCCAGTAGGTGGGGTACAAATCATAACGGTGAGTATTTTGCTATTGGTGTTGGTGGTGCTTTGGCTGGTCGTGGAGCAGACCTTTTTATAATTGATGATCCACACTCAGAGCAAGACGCAAAGTTAGGAAAGGGAGATGTTTTTCTCCCAGCTTGGGAATGGTTTCAGTCAGGACCACTACAAAGGCTTATGCCTGGCGGTGCAATTATTGTAGTAATGACTCGATGGTCTAAATTAGACCTAACAGGACAGATAATTAACCAGATGGTTAAGAATGACGACGTTGATGACTGGGAAATAGTAGAGTTTCCAGCTATTTTAGAGGATAAAAAAGGGAATGAAGTCCCATTATGGCCTGAGTTCTGGCCGCTAGAAGAATTACAGAGTAGAAGAGCTGCACTAGACATACGATACTGGAATGCGCAGTACTTACAGAACCCAACATCGGAAGAAGGCGCACTAATTAAGCGAGAATGGTGGAATATGTGGGAAGAAGAAGATCCACCTAGTTGTGAGTTTATAATAATGACGCTTGATGCTGCTCAAGAAGCCAATAATAGAGCTGATTATAATGCAATAACAACATGGGGTGTCTTTTTTAACGAAGAAACTAATAATTACGCTATAATATTATTGAATGCAGTAAAAGAACGACTAGAGTTTCCAGAACTCAAGGCTCTGTGTCTAGATGAGTATCGGGAGTGGGAACCAGACGCTTTTATTGTGGAGAAAAAGTCAAATGGTGCAGCGCTTTACCAAGAATTTAGAAGAATGGGAATTCCAGTGGGTGAATTTACACCTGGAAAGGGACAGGATAAGATTAGCCGTGTTAATGCTGTGTCTGATTTGTTTAGTGGGGGTGTGGTTTGGGCACCAGACAGACGTTGGGCGCATGAGGTTATTGAAGAATGCAACGATTTCCCTAGTGGTGCCAACGATGACTTAGTTGATGCTACAACGCTGGCTCTAGCAAGGTTTCGGCAGGGTGGATTTATACGCTTGCCTAATGACGAAGAAGATGATATACAGATGTTTAAAGGTCGCAATACTAAAAAATATTATGCAGTGTAATTAGAGGATAAATGATGGCAGACATAGATAAAGGTTTATACACAGCGCCGGAAGGCGTAGAAGAGTTAGCTGAATCAGAAGAAGCAATTGAAATTGAGATAGAAGACCCAGAAAAAGTTACTATAGGTATTGGTGATGCTGAAATAATTATTGACCCGGATGCTATGGCCGACGATGAGTTTGATAAAAACTTAGCTGAAGAATTAGATGAAGGAACTCTAGTTGAACTGTCTTCAAATTTACTTGAAGATTTTAGTAATGATGTTAACTCAAGAAAAGATTGGCTTGATACTTATGTTGATGGGTTAGAGCTATTAGGGTTAAAACTTGAAGAACGTACTGAACCGTGGGAAGGCGCATGTGCTGTCTATCACCCACTACTCTCCGAAGCATTAGTTAAATTCCAAGCTGAAACAATGATGGAAACCTTTCCCGCTGCAGGCCCAGTGAAGACTTCTATTGTTGGTAAAGAAACTCCAGAATGTATTGAAGCTGCACAACGTGTACAAGAGAATATGAACTACCAACTCATGGATATGATGCCTGAGTACAGACCTGAACATGAAAGAATGTTATGGGGTTTAGGATTAGCAGGTAATGCGTTTAAGAAAGTTTATTACGACCCAGCACTTGGTCGACAAGTGTCATTATTTGTACCCGCTGAAGATATGGTTGTGCCTTACGGTGCATCTAACTTAGAAACAGCCGAACGTGTAACTCATGTTATGCGCAAGACTAAACAAGAAATACATAACTTACAAGAACTAGGTTTTTATCGAGACGTAGAGTTAGGTGAGCCTAACTATGACTTAGATGAAGTAGAGAAAAAAATTGCAGAACAGATGGGCTTTGACGCTACTAATGATGATCGATATAAAATATTAGAAATGAACGTTAACCTTGACTTAGAAGGTTATGAAGATAAAGACGGAAATAGAAAAACAGGAATAGCGTTACCTTATATTGTAACGATAGACAAAGGTACTACTGAGATTTTATCTGTTAGACGTAATTGGAAACAAGAGGACAGTACAAAAAAACGCAGAGAACACTTTGTGCATTATGGCTATATACCAGGATTTGGGTTTTATTGTTTTGGTCTGATTCATTTAATTGGGGCGTTTTCAAAATCAGGAACAATGCTATTAAGACAATTAGTTGACGCAGGTACATTATCAAATCTTCCAGGTGGATTTAAAACTAGGGGCTTACGTATAAAAGGTGATGATACACCAATTGGTCCAGGTGAGTGGCGTGATGTAGATGCTGCAGCCGGAACTCTACGCGACAACTTAATGAATCTTCCATATAAAGAGCCAAGCCAAGTATTAGCTCAATTAATGGATAAAATTATTGATGAGGGTAGACGCTTTGCTTCTGCTGCCGATATGAAAGTATCTGACATGTCAGCTAACTCTCCAGTAGGTTCTACACTCGCTATACTCGAACGAACATTGAAAGTAATGTCAGCAGTTAATGCGCGTATCTATTACTCAATGAAAAAAGAGTTCTTATTACTTAAGCATATTATTAGAGACTATACAGACTCTGATTATAAGTATGACCCTTCAACAGGAACTCCCGGAGCTAAACAAGAAGACTATGATAAGGTTAATTTAATACCTGTAGCTGACCCTAATGCTGCAACAATGGCACAGAAAGTTGTTCAGTATCAAGCAGTTATGCAGATGGCTCAACAAAATCCAGACATTTATGACTTAAAAGAACTTAATAGGCAGATGCTTGAAGTATTAGGCGTTAAAAATATAGGAAAACTTATTCCTACAGAAGACGACGCAAAAACTGCAGATCCAGTAACCGAGAATATGAACATGGTAAATGGAACTCCGGTTAAAGCATTTTTATTTCAAGACCATAAAGCTCATATCGCAGTACATAGAACATTTAGAGATGACCCACTTGTACGTGAGATGATAGGGCAGAATCCAAAAGCACCACAAATGCAAGCGGCTATGGAAGCTCATCTAGCAGAACATTTAGCTTTCCAATACAGACTAGAAATTGAAAAACAATTAGGTGTTCCACTTCCAGAAGAAGACGAAGTTCTACCTGAAAATATTCAGAACCAAGTGGCTAGACTTTCTGCAGACGCAGCACAAAAATTGTTGCAACAGAATAAATCTGATGCTCAACAAAGACAAGCTCAGCAAGCGCAAGAAGATCCATTGATTCAAATGCAACAAGCTGAACTTGAGCTTAAGAAACAGGAAACTCAAATGAAAGCACAGAAGATGCAAGCGGATACTCAACTAGACGCAGCTAAGCTTGAGTTAGAAAGACAAAAATTAGAAGTAACTACACAGCGTGATGTGATGTTAGAGCAAGCCAGGATTACTTCACAAGAAACTATTGTAGGAGCTAAGATTGGAGCCGACGCTGAAATGGAAGCTAAACAAATAAAAACTAAAGAAGTTTTAGAAGGCGCTAAATTAGGCGCAGCAGCTATCAACAAACAAAAAGACGTTATGCTGCGCGAAAAAGAATCTCAGATGCGTAATGCACCTAAGACGAAAGAATCCAATAATGGAGAAAACAACTAACGTAAAGGATTAACATGGCAGAGAAAGAAACGCTTATGCTTTTATCCAGCCAGATAAAAGAAAGACGCAACGAAGTAACGGAAGATATGGCTAGAGGTGGTGCAGACCTTGGAGGTTATCAACATGCATGTGGACAGGTTAGAGGATTTGATACAGTCCAAATGATGATTTCTGATATGCTGGTAGTGCATCAAAAGGAGGACGAAGATTTTGAATCTACTCCTACAGATAGTGTAGTTAAGAAAGGA